CCACTCTAGAACAACTTATATATTTGGATCTGGATTAAGATGGTTATGCAGAGCCTTATATTGTTACTGTTGATTTGAACACACACAAAGTACTGCGTATTGTACCACGCTTCACACAAGATGATGTAATTGTAAATGCCAATAACAAGGTTGTTAGTATTGAAGCTATTCAGTATTACACTAAATACAGTTTCATTCCTAATCCTGATGGAGGCTTTTATGATATTGGTTTTGGCCGTCTACTCGGTCCTATTAACAATTCTGCTAATACTATTATTAATCAGTTGGTCGATGCGGGTTCGCTCTCTAATCTACAGGCTGGATTTATTGGTAAAGGACTACGAATCAAAATGGGCGAATCACGCTTCCAGCCGGGAGAGTGGAAAGCAGTAAACGCTGTCGGTGATGACCTAAAGAAACAGATCTTCCCATTACCTGTTCGTGAACCTTCTCAAGTTCTGTTTAATCTACTTGACCTATTACTTAAGTCAGGTAAAGAACTTGCCTCTGTCGCTGAGATCTTCGTTGGTAAGATGCCCGGACAGAACACTCCTGCCACTACTACGATGGCTACCATTGAGCAGGGCATGAAAGTTTTCACTGCTGTATACAAGCGTGTCTATCGTTCACTCACTTCTGAGTTTCGCAAGATCTATCGCTTGAATCGTCAGTATATGAACCCAGATGAAGTTGTTTCTGTGTTAGATGTTCCTGCTCAACAAGCAGACTATCAGGGTCCAGAGGATGATATTATCCCCGGCGCTGATCCTACTGCGGTTTCTTCACAAGAGAAGCAAGCTAAGGTACAAGCACTAATGCAAATTCTTCAGTTGGGTACTCTAGATCCTATGGCTGTTACACAGCTTTATCTAGAGGCCCACGAGATCCCAGAATCTCAGAAGTATTTGAAACAACCTAGTCCACCTCCGCCTGATCCTAAGATGGAAGCTATTAAAGCTAAAGCTCAACTGGATCAACAAAAAGCTCAGATGGATATGCAGGTTGCAGAACATAAACTGCAAATCGAACAGTCTAGTAAAGAGCAAGAACTTCAGATGAAAGCTGCCCAAGTTCAACAAGAACTTAAAGCAAAGCAGATGGAAGCTATCCTTAAAGGACATCTATCTCAAGCTGAAGCCGGTCAGAAAATGCAGCTAAATGCTGCACAAGGTAATATGAAACTGATGCAACAACATCAGTCTCACCAGCAACAAATGCAGCATCAAGCCGAAGCTGCTAAACAACAATCTCTAGAGAAGAGGAAACAATCGAATGCAAATTCCAAGCCGAAGTGATTTTGATAACTGGCGTAGTGATCCAGTCACACGGGCGTTTTTCGCAGCAGCACGTGAGCGTGTAGAAGATGCGAAAGAACTTCTGTCTATTGAAGCAGGTTTAAATCCAAATCAGGATAACCTACTACGTGGATTGATTCAAGCCTATCGTGAAATGCAAGATTTTCGTATGGATGATTTAGAAGAGGTGGTAGCATGATTCGTATCTTGCTTCACCACATCTTAGTAAAACTTGATGATGCTACCGAGGCGGACGAAACATATCGTCGTGCCAAAGCTCTCGGCATTCATCTAGAACTTGACAAGCGGGTATACGATGCTGTTGAATATGGCGTTGTCGTTCGTATTGGTCCCACAGCTTACAAAGATCTAGGTGCTGATCCTGATTGTTTGAAAGTAGGTGATCGTGTCTCTCTTACTAAGTATTCTGGTAAGAAGGTTGTAGACTCTGATGGCACAGAGTATATGTTGTTTAATGATTCAGATATTTTAGCTGTAATCGAATAAGGATAATAGAATGAGCGAAGAGCTTCAACAAGCTGCCCCAGTGGTAGAACCAGTAGTATCTCAGAATGAAACCCCCACTCAACCCACCCAAGAAGCGGGTGATCCATATGAATCACAGGCACGTGAACAGGGTTGGAAACCAAAAGAAGAGTATGAAGGTGATGAAACCAAGTGGCGCCCAGCGAAAGAATTCGTTGAACGTGGCGAACTGTTTGGTAAGATTGACCACATGGGTAAGGAACTTAAAGAGACCCGCAAGGCTCTTAAGATGCTACAGGAACATCATTCTAAAGTCCGGGAGACTGAGTATAACAAAGCTCTCCAAGAACTAAAGACATTGCAAAAGAAACATCTTGAGGAAGGTAACTCAGATGGTTATCTAGAAACCACTGAACTATTGACTGACCTTAAGGCAGAACAAAAAGCCCGCGAAGTTGTCGGACAGAATACTCCACCTGCTCCTGATCCACGATTTATTTCGTGGACACAAGAGAATAAATGGTATGGTAGTAACACCGAAATGCGCGAGTTTGCTGATACTGTCGGCATGGGTTTCGCTAATCGAAATCCGGGAATTGATCCTGAAGATGTTTTGGCATATGTTACCAAAGAAGTAAAGGCTAGGTTTAAGGATTCTTTTGTTAATCCTAATCGAAGCAAACCCTCCAGCGTGGAAGGTGCTAGTGCACCAGCAGCTAACAAGAGTTCTTTTGAACTGTCAGACGACGAGCGACGTACTATGAATACATTTGTACGAGCTGGGGTTATGAGTAAAGATGAATATATTGCAGAAGTCAAAAAGATGCGAGGAGTTAAGTAATGAGTAGAGAATCTGTTAAAAGTGCACGAGTAGCACGTAAGCCCCTAACACAACGGGGACCACAAGCAATTGCTGGTGACAAGGACGCACAGTTCGAGTACCGCTTTGTAAATGACACTGGTAGTCGTATCCATAACTTTCAAGCTGCTGGATATGAACTAGTCACTGGTGACGATCTCTCTGTGGGAGATAATCGTGTAATTGATGCTTCAGATCTTGGCTCTGCTAAACGTGTTGTTAGTAATGATGGCACTACCTCTTATCTAATGAAGATTAAGAAGGAATGGTATGCTGAAGATCAGGCAACTAAAGCTGCGGCGCTTGCTGAACAAGAAGCTGCAATGAAACAAGAAGCCTCTTCTGGTATGTACGGGAAACTAAACATCTCATAAGTAGCCTCTTCCTAATCTAAGGAAACTGAATGGCAAATATTTCCAAAATTAACGGCTTTCGTCCCGTTAAGCATGTTACTGGTGCACCGTATAACGGCCAATCCAATATCTATGCTGTCGCTTCTGGCGACTCTACTGCACTTTTCGTTGGTGACGTTGTTAAACTCGCCGCTGACGGTAATGCTGCTGGCGTACAATATGTAACCGCTCACGCTGCTGGTGTTGCTGGTACTGGTCAACCTGCTCTTGGTGTTGTTGTTGGTGTTATTAATACCAAGCTCGACCCAGTTGCTGGTGCTATGTCTGGTGGTTCTATCTCACTTGACACTCCTGTATATCGTCCGGGTTCTGTTGAACAATATGTTCTAGTTGCAGATTCTCCTGATCTTATCTATGAAGTTGAAGCTACCGCTGCTGGTTCTGCTTATGCCTTCGCTGTTGCTGATGTTGGTCAAAATGCCAATATCTTTGCAGGCTCAGGTTCAACTGTTACAGGTAACTCAGCTCATTCACTAAACATGTCTGATAAGGGTACTGCTGCTACTCTACCATTTAAGATTGTTGGTGTGGTTCAGAAGGTTGGTAATGAAGTGACTGGTAACTATACCAAGGTTAACGTTCAAATCAACAACCATCAGTACAAGTCTGTCGGTACTGTCGGCGTTTAATCGAAAGGTATATAAATTATGTCAGGTATTATTACTTCCAGTTCATTTGCGAAACTGCTTTGGCCCGGCCTCAATGCTATTTATGGCAAAGAGTATGCTGATTACCCAGTCGAATGGGACAAGCTATTCGAAAAGAATTCTTCTGATCGTGCATACGAAGAAGATCTCGGTCTAAGTTCTTTCGGCCTAGCGGCTGTCAAGAACGAGGGCGCTCCAATCCAGTACGACACTGAACGTCAGGGCTTCACCTCACGTTACAACCATGTCGTGTATGCGCTTGGTTTTATCATCACTCGTGAAATCTACGAAGATGACCAGTACGGTAAGGTTGGTGCTCAGAAGGCAAAGGCTCTCGCCCGCTCACTTCGCCAAACCAAGGAAATTGTTGGTGCTGGTATTTACAACAACGCTTTCGCTGGTTCCGGCAAGCTAGGTGGTGACGGTAAGACTCTTATCGCTACTGACCACCCGAACGTTGCTGGTGGTTCTTTCTCTAACCAGATCGCTACTGCTGCTGACCTTTCTGAAGCTTCTCTTGAGCAAGCCACCATTGACATCGCAGGTTTCCGTGATGATCGTGGCCTACTCATTGCTGCTCGTCCAGACAAGCTAGTTATTAACTATCAAAACCAATTTGAAGTTAAGCGTATCCTAGGTTCTGATGGTCGCGTTGGTACTGATCTAAATGATCCGAACGTCCTCAAGGACATGGGTATCTTTAGTAACGTTGTTACTAACCATTACCTAACTGATCCAGATGCATGGTACATTCTAACCACTGTTAAGGATGGTCTGAAGTACTTCGAGCGTCGCGGTGATGCTTTCGAGATGGACAACGACTTCGACACTGAGAACGCCAAGTTCAAGGCTACTGCTCGTTACTCCTTTGGTTGGTCTGACCCACGTGCTATCTATGGTTCCGCTGGTGCTTAATTAACTTAATCCTCCCTTCGGGGAGGGTTATTCTACAAGGAATTAATTATGGCAGCTTATGGAATTGGTCCTGCCGGTGTAACAGCGATTACGCCTGCCGCACGTGACCCGTATGTAAAACTAGGCAAACTCGAAGTAGCAGACGGTGCAACCGGCTTTGCTGCATTTGGTCTTCCAAAGAATGCAGTTGTTGTTGGTGTGTACACTATCTCAGCAGGTGCAAACGCTACTCAGACAGTCAACGTTGGTTTCACCAATGGTGGTGTTGAACTGGTTAGTGCTTTCGCACCTAACTCAACTGGCTACGCCGCATCCGGCGCACAGACTGGCGCTTCAGTCGGTGTGCAACTAACTGAGGATAAGACTGTTTATCTGAAGGCAAGTGCAACACTAACTAATCCAGTTATCGTAAAGGTGGAATATATTGTTCCACCAGTTGGTCTATCTCTGTAATAGACTAATACCCAAAGGGGAGATGTTCTGCTAAACACGGAGTATCTCCCTTTTATTTTATAAAGGATTTTCATGTCTGCACATCGTTCGGCAAATGCTACAGTAGCCGCGCACGGCGCGAAGACCGTTACTCCAAGTGATTCCACTGTGTTGGAAATTACTCGTGGAGTTTTTGTTGGAACCACTGGTGATCTAACTGTTACAATGGCAGATGGACACGATGCAGTGTTTGTTAATATTGCTTCTGGTACAGTTGTTCCAATCCAAGTTTCTAAAATTAAAGCAGCCACAACTGCTACTGATATTCTAGCTCTTTACTAAGGAAATAAATAATGGCTACTTACAATAAATTCAATCAATATGTTCTTGATCTAGCTAACGGTGTACATGACTGGGATGCGCATACATATAAGTTAATGCTTACTAACACTGCCCCAGTAGCTACTAACTCAGTAAAAGCAGATCTAACCGAAATTACTGCTGGCAATGGGTATACTGCGGGTGGTGCAGCAACAACCATTACTACATCTGTTTCTTCTGGCACATCAAAAGCTGTTGGTACTGACGTTACTTGGACTGCTTCTGGTGGTACTGTTGGTCCTTTCCGGTATGTTGTTCTGTACAACGACACCCCAACATCTCCAGCAGATCCTTTAGTTGCTTGGTGGGACTACGGTAGTGCCATTACTTTAAGTATTGGTGATAGTTTTACAGCAGATGTCAATGCAACAAATGGATTCTGGTCGCTAACCTAAGTGCACTATTCACTGTTTATTGGTGGATTAGAAAGTGCATTGGTTGGAAACTGGCCGGCATGGCGTACCGGGCTTACGGATAGCGTGTGGAGCACCAATCTCGCCACAAATACATACGTATCTA